CACCGTCGCCTGAAGAACAGGCAGAGCAGGATGAAGCTAAGCGCCAGGAAGATGAACGCGACCTGGAGACGATTGGCAAGATCGAGCGAGGCCGGGCAGAGACCACAGCCGGGATCGACCGCAAGGCTGAGGAGTCTGAGTCGGAGCAGGAGCGCAAGGACAAAGAGTCAACCGCTGAAGGTAAGCGCAAAGACAAAGAATCGAGAGCCGAAGTTCGCCGCCTGGACAGGAAAGCTCGCGCCCAGGCTACCTTTGGAAAGGGGCCTGTGAGCGTACCGAGGGGAAAGACCAGCAAGAAACGGAAGAAGAAACGTGGCAGTAGCAAGTCCTAAAGAGGTTAGAGCAGCCAGGGCATTCCTGCGGAACCAGGGTGCGTTGTCGTCGGACATCCCGCCGCGTAAATTCGCCAACTCAGCCAAGGAACTCAACATGGGATTCCGAAAGTTGCTACGGCTGATCGCCAGGCTATACTCCGGTGGTCAAAATCAGCAGCAGTTCCGCATGAGTGCGATAGCTGCGGCTGCTGAAGCAGGAAAATAGGTTAAGCGATGAGACCGTAAGATCATCGCAAGCTGAGGAGATCTGTCATGACAGATTATGAGAAGTATCCAAAGCCGAGTGCCGACAAAACGCTGGGCGAGAGTGCGAAAGATGTAAGCACTGTCAAAGGCGGAGGTCAGCATCACGTTTCCGGGACGATGGGTAAACACCAGAAGACCGGAACTGGCGCTGATGGTGTCGGTGGCAAAGGCAAAGGCAGCTACTGATGAAAGCGTCTGGTAAGAAGCCGCCGAATCAGGGCCATACCAGTGCAGCTAAGCCCAAGGCAGGCGGAGGCCCAGCCAAAGGCACGATGGGCACTGGCAAGGTGAAGCCCAAAGCTCGTGGAGCAATGGGAAAGAACCAGTCAACTGGAGACGGTGAAGCCTTTTAACGAAGCAGGAGGATGATATGTCTGCACTTCGGATGGCAGAACTCATTCTCACTAGAGCCAGGGAGCGCCTGGAAGAAAATCATGTCCAGATGGATAAAGGCGGAACTCACGACCAGTACATGAAGCTCGTCGGAAAGAATACAGAGCTTCGCTGGGTCCAGGACATGACCAGGGAGTTCCTTGCGAAAGTTGAGGGAGAGGAAGAATTGGATGAACTCTGAAGCGGAAGAAACAGAGCAGCACGAAGCGACATTTTTGGACACGTTTGAACCAAGGGAATATCCAACGGAAGTGGATATGTGGCGCATGGCAGTGCAGATTGCTGAGCCACCTGAGACAACTGCCGGGAACATTGTGATCCCGGATGAGTATCGAGAAGACCAGGAGTTTGCTTCTTACGTGGGCCAGGTACGATCGATGGGACCGCTGTGCTACACGGCTGTCACCAGGTCGCAGATGGATCTCAAGAACGCGCACGGATGCCAGGTTGGAGACTGGGTGCAGTTTGGAGCGCACGATGGCGAGCGATTACGAACTCAGGATGGCACCCTCTGGGTGATTCTTTCTGACACGCAGATCATAGGTGTCACGAAACATCCTGAGTTGTTCGATTGCATGTCCCTTTGACAGGAGAATTGCACGGAGTATTATCAGCGACACTGAGTCGTTGCGGACTAGGAGAGCGAGGATGGCTGAAGCGCAACGGGATAAGATCGAGTACGAATTCGAGGATCTGCGAAGGAACACGGATCCGATACCAGAAAACGTACTTGGTGGGCTTGGACTCGAAGATGAGGATTTGACTGAGGACGAGCGTCAAGATGACACAAAAGCCAGGGATGACAATGCGGAGTTGGATGACAAGGACGAACAGGTTGACGATGAGCTGGATGAAGATGGAGATTACAATCCAGCGAAGATGACCAAGGCAATGCGTAAGCGCCTGGTCGGAATCAAGCGTGACGCGAACCGATCGATAGCAGCCGCCAAAGAAGAAGCTGGCGAGACAATTTCAAAGCTAGAAGATCGGATCAATGAGCTTGAAAAGTCAGGGAAGACAGATGCCATCGACGAGGAATTCGATGGTAAGATCGAAGCCCTGGAATCGCAGATTGAAACTGCGATGGAAAAAGGCGACAGCAAAGAAGTCGCTTCGCTCACTCGACAGATGGGTGAGCTGACTGCGGATGTACGTGATCGGAAACGGGAGTTGGAAGCCCAACACGACGAACCTGATGACCTGGACAAGGGCGCGGATAAAAAGCCCAAGGTTATTCCAAGAGCCATGGAATGGATCGAGGAACAGGAGTGGTGGGACGACGAAGATCTCGGACACGTTCGAGCATTCGTTCGTAAGGCGGACCTCGCCTTGCAGAAGAAAGGTTACAAACCCACCGAGGATGACTTCTATGATCAGCTTGAAGGGCTGGTCGAGAAGAAGTATCCAGGCGTAGTTGTGCGTACCGCAGATGAGTACGAGGAGGAGGAAGACGAAGATCTTGATCCTGATCTCGAAGATGAGGAGGAGGAAGACGACTTCGATTCAGTTCCCTCGAAGCGCCGGAAGGCGAGGAAGAAACGAGCCAGGCGAAGGAGCCCGGTTTCTGAAGGCGATCGTGGTGGCATTGCCAAAACGAAGAAGCGTCGTCAGAAGAAAAAAGGTAAGACATTGAGCCGTGCCAGGGTTGCGAACATGAGAGCTTTCGGACTGGATCCGGAAAATCCGGCAGAGGTTGAAAATTACCTGGAGGGTTGTGACTAATGGCCAATGCAAAAGCAGAAGCGCGAAAGCAAACTGAGAAGCGGAGAACTGAATCAAGTCAGGGAAAGAAAGCATCCGGCGAGCAGAAGAACGCACCGGAGCAACTGACGCACGGAGATGAGAAAGTCCATGAAGCGGAGAACATGGATAGGGAGATGGATGAGCTTTACGACACGGAGTCAGACAATGAAGTCACGGAATGGCGCAGACATTCAGATTTGGATGCGCCACCAGCAAGGAAAGGCTATGTGAATCGTTTCATTCGGATACGTCTTGGAACAGTTCGCGATACCGCCCGACTGAGAAATGCAGTACGAGAAGGATGGAGACCTGTCAAAGCATCAACCTTGTCAGATCGTTCACTGCCGACCATCAATCTCGACCAGTACGGGGAAATCATCGGCGTAGAGGATTTAATCCTATGCGAGATGCCTGAAAAAGTTCACGCTCAACGGAAGAAGCATTTCCGTGACAAGCAGCGGAGACAGAACCGGGCAATCGAGCGCCAACTAAAGGGTGTGTCCAGGGAGGATGTATCGGGCTTTGGTCCGATCGAATCGACCAGTCGCACCAGGGTTTCGGCAGCACCACCACGACAAGTGGAGGTTGCCGATGATGATTAACCGGAGGTATCCGAATGACAAACGTGGATCGACCGTTTGGCTTTACAGCCACTCGCCACGGTGCAGGCGGCACTCCCATGAGGCTCGGTTCGTATGAGATAGCGAATGGTCAAGCATCAGATTTCTTTTCGGGCGATCCTGTCGTCCTGTTAGGATCTGGTCGGACCATCGATGTCGCGACTGCCGGTAATGCAAACCTGATCGTAGGTGTGTTTGCCGGTGTTCGATATACCGATGCCAATGGGGATGTCCAGTTCAGACCGAACTGGGTAAGCGGCACCGTTGGTACTGGATTACAGCGTGGAGAAGATAATCCAGAAGCCCTCGTTTATGATGATCCAAGGAGTGAATTCATCATACAGGTCAGCTCAGCAAGCGGCCTGGTAGTAGCGGATGTTGGCTTGTTAGCCAACTTCGTCGCTGGAGCGGGGAACGCATTTACAGGCCGATCGGCTTACGAACTTGACCAGACGACACTGAACGCTTCGGCGCGACAGCTTCGTATCCTTGGTCTGTCTCGTATTCCTGAGAATGACTATGGTGAGTTCGCGAAGGCTCGCGTTCTAATCAACAACCATAGTTACGGCCAACTAGCAGCAGCGGGAGTCTAATCATGGCTATGAATCGAAGCGACTTTCGCAAACAACTACAGGAAGGGTTGAACGCTGTCTTCGGTATGGAGTACAAGCGGTATCCAGAGGAGTGGCGCGACATCTTCGACATCGAGCGATCGATGAAAGCATTCGAGGAAGACGTGTTGCTCGCAGGATTCGCTGGTGCGCCAGTGAAACCCGAAGGCGAAGGCGTGGCATACGACCAGGGGGCAGAGAGTTACGTCGCCAGGTACACGCATGAGACGATTGCATTAGCTTTTGCAATCACCGAGGAAGCTGAAGAAGATGGCTTGTACGGAAGTCTCGGCAACAAGTATGCAAGGGCCCTTGCCCGTTCTCTCCAGCACACCAAGGAAGTCAAAGGTGCTGACATCATCAATAACGGTTTCGACGCAGGTTTCCTTGGCGGCGACGGAGTACCGTTGTTCTCAGCAAGCCATCCGCAATTCGGTGGTGGAATCCAGGCGAACACCCTGGCGACACCTGCCGATCTCGCGGAAGCGTCTCTTGAGCAGGCGGCGATCGACATCTCAGAGTTCGACGACGACCGTGGCATCCCGATTGCAGCGCAGATCACAAAACTGATTGTTCCGACCGAACTTCAGTTCGTGGCTACGCGGATCCTGATGTCACCGTATCGCACGAACACTGGCGATAACGACATCAGTGCCATCTACACTCTCGGTACGGTCGGTGACGGATTCTGCGTGAATCATCGCCTGACTGATCCCGATCAGTGGACACTCAAGACGGACTGTCCTGATGGGCTAAAACACATGCTGCGTAAGAAGGTTTCTCGTGGAATCGAAGGCGACTTCGAGACCGGCAACCTTCGTTACAAAGCTCGCGAACGGTACAGCTTCGGCTGGTCCGATTGGCGTGGTGCATACGGCTCGCCAGGTGGCGCGTAAGAGGTAAGGGAACAGGTTTCTCCAATACCTGTGACTTGAAACGGGAAAACCTGGCTGGAGCATGGCTTTGCGCCCGGCCAGGTGATCCCTTTTACTAATTGACGTGGCTGAAATACGCCACTGCTAACGGAGCTGTCATGAGTAAACATACAATTTCACATGCTGATCAAATCGTCTGCGGAGACGGTGTTGCCCTTAATCTCGCTGATGATGATTTTGGGTTGGGCGGCGATCTTAAAAACACCCTTCGAGGAATACGGATGGCTGTCATGGTTACCGAGGCTATTCCGGGAGGAGGCACCGACAACCAACTGCATGCGGCGAACCAGACACCAGCGGCTGGTGGCGAACAGGATCTACTGATCAACGGCACGAATGCTGTCAATGGTGTTGGTATTCAGGAATTTTGCGGTCGTGTGTCGATCACAGCGGTTGGCAATGAAACGGCGAGAACTTTCACGGTTCTCGGTCGTGACGCTAACGGCAGACCACAGGCCAATGAAATCACTGGCCCGAATGCGACCACGGTCGAGGGTCTTAAACATTTCACCAAGATCGATCGCGTCATCGTCGATGATGATACAGCCGGTGTAGTTTCTGTCGGCCAACTGGAAACCGGCCCTCGCGGTCTCAGAAGGCGAGCTTTGCGCTGGCCAAGCAACCTCCTGGCCGAGACTCACCTTGCTGTCGAGGGTAATAGCATCGTGATTACTGGTAGTTACGACTCCGGTAATACGGTGACACAGACAGCGACGAACGCTGATCAGCGAGCGGATTACATCCCTATCGCCCTCACTAATAGTAGTGAGGTAACGTACCTGGCGGATCTCACCAAAGATGGTATCGGAGAAAATTACACTGATTCTCGTCAGCGGACGTTCTCCGCCATTTAACGCATAGGAGCGTTTGTCATGAGACAAAGTGTCTTACAAATTGACCCCTATGCAGCCACTGATGTCGATTCGATCTGCACTTCGCAGACACCGGCAGCCGGAGGTGAGCAGGCGCTGACGATCGATGGATCGTTTGCTTCAGGTGGTGTAGCCACATTGGATACACCGAGGCAGGTGGTCTTCACGTTTGCAGCCGATGAGACAGGTAAGTCATTCCTGGTCACTGGTGCGCGACGTGATGGCAAGCAGATCCAGGAAGCGGTCGCTGGTACAGCGGCATTAGCAACCACGGTCCAGGCTTTTGCCACGGTCACCGAGATCTTGATCGATCAGAATTCGGCTGGTGCCATCCAGGTCGGCACGACTACAATCGTTTCGACGAGCTGGTATCCACTCGATTACATCATCCCTGACTTCAAGGTTGGCCTGGTGATCACGATTGGTGGTGCAACGGATGTCACGGTCGAGTTGACGCTGACGAATCTCTTGTCCAGGAAAGGAAACTTTCCGGAGCCACCTCACAGCGCGCATGTGGGCTCGAAGTTCAAGCTTTTCTATCCGACTGTGAATCCGATCGATCACGATTCCCTGGTGAACATTGCGGCGGACTCGTCAGGCAATATCGCTTTCCCGGTGAACGCTTTGCGTCTCGTCTCGAATGCGGTAGTGGTAACTACACCAGTCTTGCTGGAGGTCTTGCAGTCCGGTCATAGGGGAGGTTAATCATGTCAGTTACGGGCACGTATATTACGGATCCGGTTCTGGCTGATTACACCGACGAAGCGGCTGAGAGAGCTGGCCTGGATCTCCAGGAGATTACAGGTCAGCATCTCATCTCGATCCGTCGATCGGTCGGATTCGTGTTGTCACGATGGTCCAACAGAGGTGGTCGCCAGTGGACGTTCGAGCAGGTTGTCCATCCGACTGTTGTTGATGAGACGGTCTTCGATCTGCCAGTAGGGACGATCCAGGTGCAGACTGCTGTGCTGCGACGTGATAGCACGGACACGGAGATGTATCCCATCTCCAGGTCAGACTATCTGATCATTCATGACAAGGCCCTGATCGGCAGGCCAGATCGATACTTCATCGATCGTCGTCGAGACACACCCAGCGCGGCAAATCCTCCACAGATGTTCTACTGGCTGGCTGCTGAGAACAACACCGATGAGATCGTCGTGAATGTCTGGAAGCAGGTCCAGGATCCAGGCAACGCACAGAACACCATCGACATCCCGTTCCGTTTCCAGGAAGCGTTCGTTGCAGCTCTGGCTGCGAAGATCGCGCAGAAGTATGCGCCGGATAGGTTCGTTGGTCTGGTGACTGAATCTGAGGTGTTATTCAAGGAGGCCGACGACGAAGATGCAGATACGGCACCAATGGTTATCTCCGTCAATTACGATCGTTTTTATGGGAGAAGGTAATGGCTAGTAGATCAAATTTGTCAGGTCGTCCAGGGATGAGCGGTATCCTGAATCGAGTTATGAATCCAATGCAGCGGCAAGCGAGATCGATGAGAGAAAAGATCGCTGCTCCGGAAGTTGCGGCAACACCTGAGATAGCAGCAGAGCAAGGTGGTGGAGGAATGAGTGGCATGGTTGGACGAGCCCTGGCTGCTGGGAAAGAGAGGCAGGCGGAACTGGCTAATAGAGCTGTGAAGCCCCAGGCTCCACCGCAAGCACCTCGACAAGGAGGAGGAATTAGACAAGCCCTGGCCAGGGGCACAAAGGCAAAATCGGCAATGCAACCTGCGGTAGCAGGGCAGAAACGAGGCCCACGACGACAACCAACTGCCAGGGAACAGGCCATGCGGACGCAAGCAGCAACCGCAAGCACGAGAGGGCAGGCACAGTCGCAACGAGGTGCCCTGGAGCAGATGGGTGCTACCCAGGAAGAAGTAGCTGCACCAGGAGCAAGAGGAATGGCTGAGAGAGCTGCTGCTGGTGCTGCTCGTGGTCGTGGAATCTTATCAGCGGAAGACCAAGCTGCCAGGTCGCGAGCTGCGCTTGAGGAAACTGGAGAAGTTGGTGGCACCAGGACCGAGACTCCTGTAACAGAGCCATCTCTAAATAAAGCCAGGCGAAATAGATCTCGCTCTGGTCGTATTTATCGGTAATAGCGATGGGTCACGGTTCCGCATACGCGACTGGGAAATGGGCGCTAGGCGAATGTCGTCGCTCAGGTCGCAAGATGTTGCTGCGGAACATGGTTGCGGATGGCTACTATCCGAACCTGATTGTCGATCCTGAGTGGTACGAGCCGAAGCATCCCCAGGAATCACTGCCATCAGTCAGAGATCCAGTGTCGTTATTTCGACCAGCTCCTGATCAAGATCATTCGAGTGCGACGGTTCGGTTTCGAGCTGATGAAACCGTGTCGAGTGGTTATGCACTTGGCAATGTCACTGTGGACGCTCCAGTATTTGTGCCAACTGTTTTACCTCTTGCGGTTCATCAGTACGACCAGGACAGCGCATTCCCTACAGAACCAGACAGCGGGACCGGATAACGATGCCGCTATTTCCTCTCACCTATCAAGCCTCGCCTGTAACATTCCAGCCATCCTTGCGAACGGATATGACTGGGGCAGCGATTTTGTATATTGGCGCAGCCAGGATGCAGAATCTTTCCGCGCCTATTCTTTACGATCAGGGATTCACGGTCGAGTACGCGATTAAGCCGACAGCCATTGGCGCTCGAAACGTGGCTGGGGGTGACTCTCGGATCGTGCCTTGCCTTCATTCACACGTTAATACCGCTACCTCTATTTTTAATTTGGGCTTCGACAACTGGGCGAATCCTGGTGTGGCAACCGACTTGCTCCCTGCCTTCACAATTCTTTCTGACAGTCAGAATTACCAGGTCATTAGCGATCGTGGCGGCTTCCTGGGTGAAGCTCGTGGCACCACGGTCATGGTCCTGGATGATGTCTACCATCTTCTTGGGACGCTGGACGTTTCTGGTCTCTGCGAGATCTACGTCAATGGAGTGCTTGAAGACACAGCAGTCCCGGACATCAACATGCCGGTCTTCCTTTCAACTTTGAACGAGTTCTTAGGCAATGCAGCCAGGACGTTGCGAGATGACTTAATAGTCGGTACGAGGTTTCTCGATGGTGCGTATCGCGGCAGTGCGGCTACCGGGCGAGCGGTCATTGACAATATCCGCTTCTATAATTCGCACTTCGATGCGTCCCAGGCGGCTGAGGCTGCTTCAAAAATAGCCTTTACATGAGTACCTGACATGCCTTCAACAACATCATTTACATACGACGAGCTGATTGCAGCCCTGGATGACTGGCTCGAAGAAACCAGTGCAGAGTGGACTGCGAACCAGAACAAGATTGTGTCGCTGGGTGAAACTCGGCTTATGACTGATCTCAACTTCGAGATCTTCGATCGAGTTATAAACGGCGCATTGACTCCTGATCAGTATGTGCAAGACATCAAACCTTCAGACTGGCAAGGCACCAGGTCATTACATCTGCAAGGTCTTGGCGGAAGTGGCGATTCTGATTTTAGCGATGTAGTGCTTTTGACGAGCCTGGATGGTGCGGATGGCGCTACGACTGCGGACGATGAATCTATATTCAATCACACGCTTTCCTTCCAAAACATTATCGCATTGACGACTTCGTTCCAGAAATTCGGCACGGCATCGCTCGATGCAACGACTGGGGATCCGACAAACTTTATCGAGATTGCTGACGATCCAGCGTTCCAATTTGGCAGCGGTGATTGGACGATTGAGTTCTACGTCAACGCTCAGGATCAGGTCGGTGGGCATGACTACATCAATCACGCTGATGGAGGGAGTGGAACCAATAATTGGTCAGTCCTGAATTCAAACGGATCTTTGCAATTTGGGTACTCAAGCGATGGGGGCGGCTCTTTGGGTAACTTCCCATTCTTTGGAGCGATGGCCGCAAACGGTGTTTGGCAACTCGTTTCGATCACTCGGAGCGGCAATGATCTGTTCGCGCATATCGATGGTGTGAAGTCCGGTGCCACGGTCGATGTGACTGGAATCACGATTGGTGGAGGCTCTATACCGATCAACATCGGTTCAAGGAATGAAAGCGGTGCGACTCCAAACATCTCAGAGGCAGATGCTTATATCGATGAAGTCCGCATCACAGTCGGTGTTGCTCGATACACGACAGCTAATTTCACACCTTCGACTGCTCCATTCCCGAATTCTGCTTCTGATGGTCCGAGGGTCTATCTCGAACGTAGGACTTACGAATACTGTCTGGATTACGAGCCCGATGAGACGCTGACTGCTCAACCGAAATACTACGCTGAGTTCACCGAGACCGAGTTCTTTGTGGTGCCACCTCCTGACATTGCGTATGGATTCGACCTGCGTCAGATCCAAACACCTAATGCTTTGGGCCCTGGTAACCAGACAACCTGGCTTGGCACTAATGCAGGCGACATGCTGCTGTACGCATGCCTGATTGCCTCAGATGAGTTCCTGATTTCGGATCCGCAAGATCTTGCTACCTGGAGACAGAGCTACGGTGAGCTGGTGCCAGCCAGGAAACTTGAGCTTCGTCGTCAGTGGAGAGGTGATTACAGCCCGGTCAAGGAAGCGGCTAGGACAGTGGGTCTGACATGAGCATCATTGCTGGTAGCAACTTTCAGTATCTACGGGATCAGCTATTCAATGGCATCCATGATCCTGAGAACGATACGTTGTTCTTCGCCATGTACACGACCCTGGCCGACATCGATCCGAAGACTGCTGATCTTCAGTCGGCTTTATCTGACGAGTTGGTGGGATCCGGATACCCAGCAGGCGGCTTCCAGCTCACTCAGAATGTCATTTACACACCAGGCGGAGCTGATCGTCCGGTGATGGACTTCGACGACATTGTGATAGCGAGTGCAACCTGGGGCATCTTGAATGAGGCTGCCCAGGGAGCGGTGATCTATAACACGACAGTCGGCGCACAGAATGACAAGATCATGTGGATTCTAAACTTTGGCTCGCCGGTTGCTGTGAACAATGGCACGGTGACAATTAAATTCCCGGATGCAAGTAATCCGGCATTGGCGATCGTAAGGAGTACCGGCTAATGGCTGACACATTCACTTCATTATTGCGCCTGGTCTTGCAGGAGACTGGTGGCAATCAAAATGTCTGGGGTGACATCAACAACGCCAGCGCAATCGCTTTGATCGATGACGCAATCGCTGGACGTGAAGATGTCGATGTCACGCTGGGTGATCAAACGCTTGTAGGTCAGAACGGTGCTGACGATCCGGCACGAGCCGCCATACTGATTGTCGGCGGGATTCCTGGCGCACCCACGAATGTCATCGTGCCTAGTACATCGAAGATCTATGTCGTCTCGAACGAAACCAGCCCTGGTTTCGATGTGACGATCAAGACAGCGTTAGGCAGCGGCACAGTTGTAACTCCCGGCACTCGTGTAACGCTTTATGTCGATTCGACACTTGATGACGTTGTTTCTACTAATCCAGCACAGGCAACGGAGACCGTGGCAGGCATCGCTGAGATCGCTGACCAGGCCGAGGTGGATGCTGGCACGGACGACGAACGCTTTGTGACTCCGCTGAAGTTGACTGCATTCCCGGCTGTGAACCAGGCGACAGAGGATATAGCGGGTGTCGCTGAGATCGCTACTCAGGTGGAAACAGATGCTGGTGTCCTTGACGATAAGATCGTCTCACCACTCAAACTGGAAGGCCGACAATCAACAACACTGCTTACTGGTCTTGCCAGAAGGGCAACTCAAGGAGAAGTTGATACTGGCACCGAGGATGCTGCGTTCGTTACTCCAGAGACATTAACAAATACGCTAACCGGCGTATTGGCTACCTTTGAAGGCACCAGCACGATCACAGGATTAACGAGCGGCAAAACGTATCTCGTGAATGTCTATGGACACATCTTCTGTAGAGGCAATGACGTTGCAACGGACCAGGGTGTGATAGTACGAAATGGCACGGTAGTTGGTAGTGGCACCATTCTCCAGGAAACTGGTTCAGCGTCCATCAACTGGCCTGACGGAGAAGCCCCTACCAGTGCTGGATTGATTGTCTTGACTACCGGCACGAGCATTAACGGAGTCACCGATACTGTTGCTGCTGAGTACATGAGCGCGGTTCAACTGGATTAAGAGGACGTAGATTATGGCCACACTTATTTTAGATCCTGCTGACGATTGGCTGGCTGTTGCTGATTTAGCGGGGCTTCCTCCATTTCCAGTTCCGCCAACACCAGGAGCAGCTCGTCCTACATTTTTTTCTGGGAGCCTGCGGCTTGAGTTGCCTGGTAGACCGCAGGGAGCCGCTGATACAGCATTGGCGAATTACCAGGCGAGCAGAGGGCCAAGCGATGCAGCCTGGGCAGCAAAGGCCGACAACGAGAACAAAGAGCGAGCAACACGAGGGGCGCATCGTCCACCTCAGCTATTTCCGTTGCTTGAGGTCATGAAGGACGAACTCAATGCTATTCGGGCGGCACAGGTTCCGCCAATGCCACTTCTCAACACTGGTCAACTGAGAGCGGCACTTAATAACAAGATCAGGAATCCATGAGCAGACTGCCTGACGTTCCGCTTCAACTTCTTCCCGGCATCATGACCGAGGAGACAGACCGTGGTGCGAAGGGTCGATACAAGGACTGTAACAAGATTCGTTTCAGACATCGCCTGCCTGAGAAACTTGGTGGCTGGGTGCTTAATTCCCTGGGCACAGAGGTCGATGGCATCGATGAGAACGGTAGCCAGAGACCCACGGCAAGCAGCGGTTATGCAGCAGGAGCGGCGACTATCACTGGACTATCCAGTGCGGTCACCTGTCTTGATCTGGATCCGGTATGGCTGTTCGATGATTCCGTTACTGGCGGCTTGGGCGCGGTCACGATCGATGATCCGACTGCACTGGCTGATGAGTTCGTGTTTGACCTGGATGCTGCTGTCACGGCAGCAGAAGGCGATGCGTTTCTGATCAGGTATCCGGAGGAGTTTGCCGGTGGCTCCAGCGTGGTTGGTGGTGGAGTCGCAGAATCAGAGACCATCATGGTCGCGACCGGAGTGACCAGCTATCTGCGTGAAGGAAGCATCGTTCGATTGCTGACAGATTCAGGTGAACAGCTCAATACGCTCGGTGCCAATCATTCAAGTGGTGCGGTCGTCCTGACATTGACTGATCCACTCATCGACGACATCCAGGCTGGCACACCGAATGTATTCATCTATGCGAAGGAATCATTCATCAGGGATGACGACGAAAGTCTCGTTGTCCGGTTTCTCAATCTTGCGGTAGTGGCTGACACTGAAGTCATGCTCACTGAGTCGCTACCAGAAGATGCCGATGGGCTCGACATAGACATCAGGCCATTCCAGTTGACTGGCTGTGACGGTGACCAGACAAGCACTACGTCCCTGGCGATTGGTCCGGTCACCGACTTTGCGATTGGTGTACCAGCCGCGTATCCGGATGGCCTGGTGATCTTGCCAGCACAGAACATCGTCGAGATCTGCTACCTGGGAGTCGCCAGGGCTTTATGGGATTGGACCAGCCTGGATTCACAGCGATGGCTGGCGATTGGAACTGATCTAAAGCTCTACCTGGTCAACAACAATGAGCTGTTCGACATCACTCCGTTCCGTGAGGAAGGCACCCTGACTGATCCATTCGACACCAACATCGATGGGCTATTTGATCCGGATGGTGGAGATGATCCGACCTTCATCCAGGTCACCGATACAGCGCACGGAGCTGCGGTT